CGGAGGAGGTGGTGGAGGTAGTAATCCTTCTCAATCAGCAAGTGGAGCAGGTGGCTCTGGTAAAGTAATAATAAGGTATAAATTTCAATAGGTAAAACATGGCTCATTTTGCAAAATTAACAGAAGACAATGATGTTCTAAGTGTTGAGGTCGTTGCGGACGCAAAAACAACAAACGAATCTAATGTAGAAGATGAGGCAACAGGAGTTGCTTTTTTAACAAACATTCATGGTTGGTCTTTGTGGAAAAAATGTTCTTATAACACGAGATTAGGTAAACATTGGCAAGAAGATGGCACTGAATCATCTGATCAATCAAAAGCGTTGAGAAAAAATTATCCTTCCGTAGGTTGGAAATATGATCCTAGTGCAGATGGTTTTTATGATCCTAATTCAAAACCTTATGATTCTTGGGTCCTAGATTCAACAACTTTTGAATATGAAGCCCCTGTTACTTATCCAACGATAACCACATATAATAGTGGAGCTGATTCTTACATTATTAGATGGGATGAAACAAATTTAAGGTGGACAGCAACCGATACAGAAGATCCAGTGGGTAGCTTTAATTGGGATGCAACAAATAAAAATTGGGTATCTGTATAAACTAAATGTTTGATAAAGTCTCTTTAACAGAGCAAACTATCTTATCTACAGAAGTTTCAAAATATGTGCCAATTAATTATGACAAAATTAATATTCTTGCATTAGAAAGTTACTATCATAAAAATGTTCAAAATAATTCAACAGATAGTTATTTAAATAATTATCTTAACTTGGATCACGATAAAAATATTACTTGGATAGCAGATTTTATTCGTGACCATTACAATTTAAAAAATAAAAAAACTCCTATATTATTGTATCAAGCAGGAATTGTTGTTCCTCAGGGGGGTCAAATAAATTATCATCATCATATTGATGAGTATGACTTACATGACAACTCCTCCGATATATCTGCTATCGTAACTTGTAAAACAGGAGATAAACCAAGTTTTATTCAGTTTGAATATGAACAAGGTAGAAAAAGGCATCATACATATAGAAAACAATTAAAAGAAAAAGAGGTTGTTATATTTAATTCGGAATTAAGGCATTGCTACACTGTAAATCCTAATCAAGAACCAAATATTATTTTATCTTTCAGATTTCAATTAGTTTGATATACTAAGGATAAGTTAGGAAAATGAATTTAGAGAATTATTTTTATGTTTATTCTGAGGGTTTACCTTCAAGATTATGTGATGATTTAATTAATTATGGTGAACAAAAAACTCAAGAAATAGCCAGAACGGGAGATGAATCACAAGTTCCAAAAAGTAAACAAGATTTTGCAAAATTATATAAAACTAGAAACTCCTCTGTTTGTTGGTTAAACGAACCTTGGATTTACAATGCTATTATTCCTTTTGTAAATGAAGCAAATCAACAGGCGGGATGGAATTTTGAATATACTCAATCAGAATCTTGTCAATGGACAAAGTATGGAGAGACTCAACATTATACTTGGCATGTAGATCAATTTAAAAAACCAATCGATAGACCGGGAGATCCTTTTCATGGTTTAATTAGAAAGTTATCTGTAACAGTATCTTTAGCTGATGGCGATACATATCAAGGGGGAGATTTAGAATTTGATTTAAGAAATAATGGGGACAGTACATCAAACATTATTACCTCACAAGAAGCTAGAAAAAAAGGATCTATTATAATTTTTCCTTCTTTTATTTGGCATAGAGTTGCACCTGTATTAAAAGGCACTCGTTATTCATTAGTAATTTGGAATTGTGGTAAACCATTTGTATAAAAAGGAGAATTATGAAAAAAGAAAAAGTTAAAAAACAAGAAAATTTATTTAAGAAAAATAATTATGACATAGCTAGAAACGTAATATCTTCTGAAGTATGTTCTTTTATTTATCAGTATTTTCAAAATAAAAGAGCTGTCGCACAGGTATTACAAGAATCAAAATTCTTATCTCCTTTTGACGAGACATGGGGAACTTGGAGAGATGCACAAATTCCTAACACTTATTCACACTATGCTGATCTTGTTATGGAAACTTTAATGTCTAGAACTTTACCAATAATGAAAAAGGTAACAAGTTTAGAATTAATACCTTGTTACACATACGCAAGAATTTATAAATTTGGTGACGAGTTACACAGGCATAAAGACAGACCTTCTTGCGAAATATCAGGAACAATGAATTTAGGAGGAGATCCTTGGCCAATAAAGTTAGAACCTTCTGGAGAGACAGGTCTCGAAGGAGTTACAGTAGATTTAAATCCAGGAGACATGTTAATATATAGAGGCACTCATGTAGAACATTGGAGAGATCCTTTTCAAGGATATGACTGTGGGCAGGTGTTTATACACTACAATGACTCCAACGGTCCTTTTGGAAATGTAAATTTAAATGATAAAAGACCTATGTTAGGATTACCTGGGTGGTTCAAGAAAGACTAAACTTTGATAATTTTTTAGGTGGTGGATATATCGACACTAATATTTGTGACGATTTAATTAAATATTTTAAATTCAATATAAAATATGCAAATCGTGGCACACAAAGGCTTCCAACTGGAGAAGAAACTATTAAGAAAGATGAAAAAGATAGTTTAGATCTTTCGATAGGATCAACAAACTTTGATACAGTCATAGGTAGATATAGAGAGGCACTTCAAAAAATTTTAAATATATATTTAGATGAGTATAGTTTTGCAAATAAAGTAAGTTCTTTTGACATAGTGGAGGATTTTAATTTACAAAAATATGAAATTAAAGGTGGTTTTAAAAAATGGCATTGTGAAAATAATGGAGAGATAAATTTAGGTAGAGCAAGACATTTAGTTTTTATGACATATTTAAATAATGTTGAAGATGGAGGGACTGAGTTTTTCTATCAAAAAATTAAAACAAAAGCAGAAAAAGGACTAACCCTTATATGGCCTTCAGCATGGACTCACACACACAGAGGAATTATAAGTACAAAAAAAGAAAAGTATATAGTAACAGGATGGTACAGTTTTAGGGAGAATAACAATGATTAAAAAAGAAGAAATAAAAAATAAAAACTTTAAAGTGTTTTTAGGCATGCCTATGTATGGAGGTATGCTGTCTGAAGCAACTTTACACGGACTTTTAGAATTACAGTCATGGACTGTAGCTAATAATGTTCATTTACGCATACAAACAATGGGTAATGAGAGCCTTATAACAAGAGCTAGAAATACAATTGTTTCTATGATGTTTGATCAAACAGATTTTGTAGCAACACACTTATTATTCATAGATGCGGACATTGGTTTTACTTGGAGAAATATAGAAAGACTTCTTTGTGCAGAAAAAGACATAGTCTGTGGTATTTATCCGAGAAAACATCTTTATATTGAAAAAATTAAAAAAATATTAGAGGAACATCCAAATGCAACAGAGGATGAAATAGAAGCAAGAGCACTTGGATATAATGTAAATTTTGACAATCCAAAACAATTAAAAGGAGAGGCGGGATATTTTCCTGTACAAGAAGCTGCAACAGGAATGATGTTAGTCAAAAGAAAAGTTTTTAGAACTATGATGAAGAAGTTTCCAGAAAGACAGTATCAATCTGATCAAATTGTTAACGGGCAATCCTATAGATCAGAAAATTGTTACGATTTGTTTGCTGTAGGACCTTATAATACTCCTACTGAAAAAGGTAATCATGTAAGGTATCTTTCAGAAGATTATTATTTTTCACGTTTATGGCAAGAATGTGGTGGTGATATTTGGGCTGATTTAGCTATGCCTTTGACTCACTTTGGTAATAGAGCATTTAAAGGTCATGTAGGGTCTTTAGTTGCTATGAAAGACTAATTTATATATATTGGCGTTATGCCCTTAGTAAATTTTAGACCTGCCCCTGGCATTAATAAAGAAGTTACCGACTACACTGGCGAAGGCAAGTGGACAGACGGTGATAATGTGCGTTTTTTTCAAGGTTCTGCACAAAAAATTAAAGGTTGGCAAAAGTTTATTTCTACTACTTTAGTAGGTGTGGCACGTGATCAACACGCTTGGATAGCTTTAGATGGCACAAGACATGATGCTGTAGGGACCGATAGAAAACTTTATGTAATACAAGAAGGTTTAGCTTATGATATAACTCCCATACGTAAAACAAGTTCTTCTCTTTCTAATCCTTTTACCACAAATGCTACAGTTTCTGTTGTAGTCACTGATACAGGACATGGAGCATTAAAAGGTGATTTTGTTACATTTGATTCTTTTTCAGCGATTGATGGTTTAGACATGAACAAGGAATTTGAAGTTACTTCAGTAGCTAATGTCAATGCTTACGTAGTCACTGCAACCTCAGCTGCTTCAGGTTCTACTTCAGGTGGTGGAGGAACAGGTAATGCTAAGTATCAAATTAGTATAGGTCCTGAATCCTCAGTTCCCGCTTTTGGTTGGGGTACAGACACCTGGGGAGCATCAACTTGGGGCACTCCTAGATCTACATCAAATGTAACTTTAGAAGCAAGGCAATGGTCTTTAGATAATTTTGGAGAAGATCTTATTGCAGTAGTTTTAAATGGTGGAGCTTTTAGATGGGACACATCTTTAGGTGTATCAACAAGAGCAGCCGCTATAACAAACGCACCTACTAGATCAAGATTAGGATTAGTATCTACACCTGATAGACATTTACTTTTAATGGGATCTCAACCAACTATCGGTGGATCTAGTGCTCAAGATGATT